ACCCCCGATGGTGTTAAGTGGGACGACGTAAAGATCGACGGTCTGGCAGTCAACGAAATGATGCAAGATCTGTGACTTAAGTATCAGTAACTCGTCCACCAGTTCACTACACTTTTCCCTGTTAATCATGACCGTCACCGTGTTCCCTTCCTCCCCCGAAATGCAGTCCACTTGGGATGACATTATGGGGCAGATGTGTGCCTTCGTCGATGATACTTATGCCGACGTAGATAGTGCCTACGATTGGGTGTGTGAGATGCTCAACATTTCCTCCTTCGTTGATAACAATGCCGCATGGGATTCGTTCTACTCTACCTGGGAATCTTGCGAGAATCGTAATGAACTTGCAACCTGGATTGTCCCCTGCTAATTAACACAAACCGTAGGGGGCAGTTCGTTATACTTAGTCCCCCTACCAGTTCGTGTTACTAACTACCGAACTTTTCCGTGGTCAGTAATGCAAACTCTTGTTTAATTCTTTACATCAGCAATTAAATGTGGTATGATATTAGTATAAACCAGTAATTACGATTGGTTTGTTATTCGTTATAGACAGTATTATTATTGCGGGGTTATTATAATAAACGTGGCGTTGCCCCCGTATATAAAAACCCCTAACTACCCTAACCTACAGAGGTGACAGATCGACCTTGATATATAATGCGAAAGTCGATTTCATTTAAGAAAAAAAATTCCCGGAGGTAAAAAACCAATGGAAAAGGTTTATCACATCTATGCAAAGAAAGAGTGTTTATATAACAATCTAACAGAAGAGCAATTTAAAAATATATGGAACTCCCTCAAGGGGATGGTTGGTCTTATGCAGACTGATTATCAACCTGAGGATTTGTCATATGAGGAATGTGCGCGCACCCATGGAGGTGGTTCGGTTAACAGAACAGAACCAGAAGGATCCGACTCTTATTGACATTATAGATAGACACTGATAGAATTGAACTGAAGTTTTTAAGACTTATGGCAAAAGGATTTACTGTAAAGGCAACTGCACCCAAACCCAAGAAGGCAGAGGAGTGGGACATTGCAGCAATTAAAGAACGAATGAGAGGTAAGACCATTGTATTTTGCCTTCCAGGACGTGGATGTTCTTTCACATTTTTGAAGAACTTTGTGCAACTGTGCTTTGATATGGTACAGAACGGAATGAGTATTCAGATTAGTCAGGATTACTCTTCTATGGTTAACTTTGCACGTTGTAAGTGTCTTGGTGCAAATGTTCTTCGTGGACCTAACCAGATTCCCTGGGATGGTAAACTGGAATATGACTATCAACTGTGGATTGACTCAGACATTGTATTTGACACTAACAAGTTCTGGCAGTTGTGCGATATGGCAATTGCAGAAGATGGTTCGGAGAAGGAAGTCGTTGCTGGTTGGTATGCCACTGAAGATGGACACACAACTTCTGTCGCACACTGGTTAGAAGAGGATGATTTCCGTAAGAATGGTGGAGTGATGAATCACGAAACTGTCGATTCCATTCAGAAACGTCGTGTACCATTTACTGTTGACTACACTGGTTTTGGTTGGGTACTGATTAAGAAAGGTGTATTTGAGAATCTCGAATATCCTTGGTTTGCTCCTAAGATGCAAGTCTTTGAAAGTGGGAACGTTCAGGACATGTGTGGTGAGGATGTCTCATTCTGTCTTGATGCCAAGGAGAAAGGATTTGATATCTGGTGTGACCCTCGTATTAGGGTTGGTCACGAAAAGACTCGTATTATTTGATATAGGAGATTATTATGGCAATGATGAAAGGTGGTACTTATACCCCAGGTAAACCCAAAAAGACTCGTCAAGGAAAGTCAAAGAATACTTTACTCTCTGCGACTTCTCGTAATAAAGCAAAGAAACGTTATCGTGGGCAGGGTAAATAAGACAGTTACATTGATTTAATGTCTGCTCTTATCTGTAACCTACCTTCAGTTGAAGTATGGGTACGAAAAGAATATCTTACTGACCATCAAAGTGGTCATGGTGAATTTGTTAAAGGCGTTTGGGTGTCGGCAAAGTCGATACCTGGACGCACTTTTTATTTTGAGACGTATTTACCAGAATACGCTGCAATGTATGATAAACTACCTATCAGTGCGTTTCTCTCGTCTCCGGTCCTTCCAGACCCCGATCTGGACCTTCCTAACCTACAGTTCTTGAACTGTATGGACTATGGTGTAGTTGCTGTTCAAAAGCAATTTATTGGTAGTATGGACTATGAACTATACACAAGAGACTTTGGTACTCAAAAAGGCACTTATATTTGTACTTTAGACAATTATCATCAAGACATTAATGCAATTGACTGCTATACTGCAGAGAATCCAGCTGAACATAAGTCTCATAACCTTATTGAACTGAATAATGGACAGTATGCACTCTATCCAAACAATAGAATGCGTATTTTTGATAATAGTTTGACTCCTGTTGAACCAAAAATGCCCGATTTTAAGGTTTCCACTCGTTATTATCAAGTTGAAAATGGTTTTGAACGACTCGGAATGGGTCGTGAGGACGAATATTTCTGGAAAACTGCTAAAGAAAGAGAAAATTTACCTCAAGAGGACGAAAAATGAGCACTCAACACGATTTTTTAGACAATTTGGCAAATCATCAGTATCAAAAAATGCTCCGTGAGATTGCAAATGATGATTTAACACCCAAAAAACACGATTTTCACGTTCAAAACGAACTTCATGAAAAAATTCGTAATGATGAAGATTATGATGACTGGGAATATGGCACTGAACCCATCCCACTGAACGAATTTTGATTAGATACCCTAATAAATAAGTTATAATTGCTCTATTTTTGTGCCTTTAGAACGAGTCAGTCAGGGGTTTAAAGACATTAGCATGACTTTTCAGAGACATCCTCTGACAAATGACTTAATTGCGCTCAAAAATGAATCTGCGATTGCTCGTTCTGTAAAAAACATAGTTCTTACAAATCCTGGAGAGAAGTTTTTTAACGAAAATTTCGGATCCAGGATAAGTGAATCTCTTTTTGAGAATATAAATGATATTTCTGCTTCTATTATAAGAGGTGAGATTAAATCTTCATTAAAAAATTACGAACCAAGAGTTGACGTAAAAAGAGTTAATGTTACACCAAACTATGATAGCAATGAGTTTAATGTGACCATTGTTTATGAAATTATTGGAGCAGATGTGTCTCCACAAGAGTTACAATTTGTTTTGCAACCAACAAGGTAAAAAATGCCGTTAGCTAATTTCACTAACCTGGATTTTAATCAGGTTAAAACAACACTCAGAGAATATCTGAAGGAAAACTCCAATTTCACCGACTATGATTTTGAGGGTTCAAACCTTTCAGCAATACTTGATGTTCTGGCATACAATACCTACATTACCTCATACAATGCGAACATGGTCGCAAATGAGGTTTTTATTGATAGTGCAACATTAAGAGAAAATGTTGTTTCTCTTGCAAGAAATATCGGATATTTGCCAAGATCAAGAAAAGCTGCTGCGGCAACAATAACATTTTTCATTAGTACAACAAATATTACTCCTACACCAGCAACAATTACCCTTAAAAAAGGACCTGTTGCCACTGCTGCAGGAACTTTTGGTGGACAATCCTTTGTCTTTTCTATTTTAGACGATATAACGGTTCCAGTTTATGATGGAATTGCAGAATTTAACAATATTCCAATTTATGAGGGAAGTTTACTAACCTCTAATTTTACATATAATGCTAGAAATCCAGAACAGAAGTTTATATTAGATAATATTGGAATTGACACCGATTTGATTGGAGTAACAGTAAGGCCAAACCAATCATCCACAAGAAGTGTAAAATATAGTCGTCAAGATAGTTTATTTGAAGTCAAGTCCGACTCTAAAGTATATTATTTGCAAGAAGTTGATGATGAAAGATATCAAGTCATATTTGGTGATGGTATTTTTGGGAAAAAACTTGAAGACAACAATTATATTACGGTAGATTACATCACATCAAACGGAGATTCTGCAAACGGAATCAATTCCTTCACATTTGCAGGTAGATTAGTATATACAAGAAATTCTCAAGAATATTCTGTTACTACTGGAATTTCTCTGTTGACAACAGGACTTACTGCTAGAGGTGGTGAATCTATTGAGGGAGTTGAATCAATTAAAAAGTTTGCTCCAAGAATATATGCATCACAAAACAGAGCATTAACCTCAAATGATTATGAATCAATAATTCCTTCAAAAATATATCCAGAAACAGAGTCTATTTCTGTTTTTGGTGGAGAAGAATTAGTTCCCCCTCAATACGGCAAAGTTTTTATCAGCATAAAACCAAGATTTGGAGATTTTATCCCAAATCTGATTAAAGAAAATATCAAAAGAAAACTTAAAAAGTATTCTGTTGCAGGAATTGTTCCAGAAATACTTGATCTTAAATATCTTTACTTAGAAGTCAATAGTAAAATTTACTATAACACAAATCTTGCACCATCTTCCGCATTTGTGTCCTCAATTGTTCAAAATAACGTTGCAAAGTACTCGGAATCATCAGAATTAAATAAGTATGGTGCTAGACTTAAGTATAGTAAATTATTGAAAATCATTGATGATAGTCATGAATCAATTACTTCAAATATAACGACTATTTCGATGAGAAGAGATTTAAGAATCGTTGCAAATGCATTTGCAGAATATCAAATTGCATTTGGTAATGCTTTTCATATCAAATCACTAAATGGGTATAATATTAAAACCAGTGCATTTAGAGTTGCTGGAATACAAGAAAATGTTTATTTGGCAGATGTTCCAGATACAAACAGAGTAACTGGATCTCTGTTTTTCTTTAGGGTTCCCAGTCTTGGTTCACAATCTCCAACTATTGTTAGGAGAAATGTGGGAATTATTAATTATAGTAGTGGTTTAATAACAATTAACCCAGTCAACATTACTGATGCGAAACTTAAGGATGGGCAACCAATCATTGAAATTGAAGCAACTCCAAGTTCAAATGATGTTGTCGGATTACAGGATCTTTATTTGCAGCTAGATAATAGTAGCAGTAACTATGAAACTATTGTAGACGAAATTTCTTCTGGATTGGATCCTTCTGCTTCCAATTACATTGTGTCTTCTAGTTATCCTAATGGAAACTTAGTTCGTCAAGGTGGACCTGAAACCTCAGTTACCACAACATCAAGTTCATCTACTCCGACAACCACTCCAAACACAAATACATCTTCAACTGTATCAACAGCTGGAGCATCTTCATCAGGTTCAATTTCATACTAAGACGATAGATTCATAAAATGACAGAAACCAGAGTTCAGTTTAATACTATTGTAGCAAATCAACTTCCTACATTTGTAAGGGAGGACTTCCCACTAATAGCAGAAGTTTTAAAGCAGTATTATCTTGGACAAGAGTATCAAGGTGGACCTGTTGACTTAATTCAGAATATTGATCGTTATATTAAGTTAGATAATACAACAAATCTCACAGAATCTGTTGTATTGAAAGGAGATCTTGATTTTGATGCAACAACGATTCCTGTGGATCCTACAGAGTCTCCAAGTGGAACCATAGGATTTCCAAACTCTTATGGTCTTTTAAAAATAAATGATGAAGTAATAACTTATACAGGAAAAACTGATTTTTCCTTCACTGGATGTATTAGAGGATTTGTTGGAATAACTTCATATAGAAGTGAAATTAATAAAGAAGAAGTAGTTTTTAAAGAAACTGAATCGGATGATCACAAGGATCAGTCAACGATTACCAATTTAAGTTGCTTATTCTTAAAGCAGTTTTTACTTAAAACAAAACATCAAGTTTTGCCTGGATTGCAAAACAAGCAACTAACTTCAGATCTCAATCAAAATCTTTTTATAAAGCAGGCAAAAGACTTTTATCTGAGCAAGGGCACAGATGTTTCTTTTGAAATATTATTCAAAGCACTTTATAATAAAGAAGTAAAGATTGTAAAACCAAAAGATTTTCTGTTCACTCCATCAAATGCTCAATATCAAATTGTAAATCAATTAGTAGTAGAGGCAATTCAAGGAGATCCAGAAAATTTAAAGAATGCTACTTTATATCAAGATGAATATAAGTTTGGAACAAATATAAGAAAAGCATATGCTCCAATTACAGATGTTGAAAAAATATCTGTTGGGTATGGAAAGACCTATTATAAACTCAGTATTGATGGTGGATATGATAAAGACATTAGAGTAGACGGATCTGTTTATGGTCAGTTCAGAGCAAGTCCAACGACAAGAGTAATTGGTCAAGTTGCTGCTGGATCTACAGTTCTTGATGTCGTTTCCACCGTTGGATTTGGAATAACAGGAGAACTTTATTTTAACTATTCAAACAACAGTATTGGTGTAGTATCTTATACTTCAAAATCTCTAACTCAATTTTATGGTGTTAGCAATTTAAATTTGGGCATATCTGATGGATCTGTTGTTGGAGTTAATACCTTTGCTTATGGAAGATCTAATTTAGATCAAGATGAGATTATTGAGGTAAGAATAAATTCTGTTTTGGGAGATTTACGTCTTCCAAAGAATACAAATAATCTGAGAAATAATGGCATAGTTAATGTAACAACGCTTGGAGTAAATGAAAATAATTTCAAAACAAATAAGTGGTTGTATAATGTTGCACCAACGTATAAAGTCAGCAAAATTGAACTAATAGATTCTTCAAACAGCACTTACAAAGTCACTGTAAACGTGGCAAATCAGTTTAGATCTGGAGATTTTGCAAATATTATTCTCTCCAATGGAACTAAAGTACAAACCAAAATTGTATCAATATCTGGAGAAAAAACTTTTGAAATAAGGGGACAAGGTGTATTAAATACAAATCAAACATATAAAATCCAAAGAAGTATTCAAAAAGTATCCTCAACAACTTTTCCTTCTGCAGTAATATATTCCACTGATGTTAACAATGTATATAAAAATGAAAATGGGGATTATCTGATTTCTTCTCCATCAATACCACATTATGATTCTGAACCAACGAACGTTTCACCAAGAGTATTTTCTTTTTCAGGAACATTTGTTGGAGATGAGTTTGAAATATCTCCTGGTGTAGAGCATGGATTTTATACAGGAGATGCTGTTTATTATGAAGCACAATTAATTAATGAAACATACATTGATGATTCTGGTAATAGTTCCACCAGACAAGTAAGAGACACCGGTCTGTTTGCTGATGGTCTATATTTTGTTAAGAGAGTAAATTCTTCTACTTTAAAGTTTTCAAGAAGTAGAGATGATATTTACAACTCAAAGTTTGTTTCCGTAGATAATGCAGTTACAGTTGCTAACAGTACTATAAGACCATTTGAGTTTAAAGGCAAATCATTAGGTCCTCAAAAACTTCTTAGAAAATTATCCACTCCATTAATCAACGAAACCACCTCCGAAACAAAACCAGGATTTACGGGTATCTTGGTCAATGGTGTAGAGATTCTTAATTACAAGTCAAAAGATATTATTAAATACGGAAAAATTAATAGTATTGACGTTCTCTCTCCCGGAACTAACATCGATGTTATTAATGTTCCAAACTTAATAATCAATGATGCTGTAGGAACTGGAGCAACTGGATATCTTGCAGTTTCAGGATCATTCAAAGAGATAAGAGTTGTTGATCCTGGATTTGATTTTATTGGAACTCCTACGTTAAAGATTGAAGGTGGAAATGGCACAGGAGCCATTGGACAGATCAACATGAAGTTGATCAATCATGAGGTAGAGTTTTTCGCAGATGCAGTTTCTGCTAATATTATTGTTGGCACAGCATCAACTCAATCAAGAATTGGTTTTTCAACTTATCACAAGTTTAGAAACGCAGAAAAAGTAATATACAGAACTAAACTTCAAGATGGCATTAGTGGAATAGTTACAAATTCTTCTTATTATGTTTCTGTTCTTGACAACATTACAGTTCGTCTTCACAAAACCGAAGGTGATGCAATTTCAGGAATTAATACCGTATTCTTGACCGACTATGGTATCGGTAAGCACTCTTTACAATCTGAAAGTAAGAAGTCTGTAATCCAATCTGTTAATATTACTAGATCTGGAATTGGATATGAAAATAAGAAAAGAACCACTGCAGCATCGACTGGAATCAATACAGCATCAAACTTGGTTGTATTATCTAACCATGATTATAAGTCTGGAGAAAAAGTAAAATACACCTGCAATGGAACTCCCGTTTCTGGTCTTACTACAGATACAGAATATTATGTAACAAGAATAGATAAAGACTCTTTTAAATTATCTCAGGTCGGAGTTTCTTCTGATAGAGAGTTTTATTATAGAACCAGACAATATGTTAATATGACCTCTGTTGGGGTTGGAACTCATATCTTTAACTATCCAGAAATCACTGTATCCGTTTTAGGTAATGTTGGTATATCCTCTATTGGACTGGAGACGTTCAAGGGATCCTTACAACCGATTGTCAGAGGAACTGTAACTTCTATTCATCTTGAGAATAATGGAGTTGGATATGGATCTTCAGAAGTTCTTAATCTTGATAGGCAACCAAAAATATCAATCGATTCTGGATCAGAGTGTCAACTAAAACCAATTATTGTTAATGGTAAAATAGCTCAGGTTATTGTTCTAAAAACTGGAAGTAGATATCTTTCAACTCCAGACCTTAGAATCAATGGCAGTGGTGTTGGAGCAGTTCTTACACCAGTTTTAGAAAACGAATCAGTAACTTCAGTTAAAGTAATAGAACCTGGTGCAGGATATGATCAAAATAGCACAACTATTGATGTAATTCCAGCAGGATCTATTCGCATTCTTCCAGAGTTTAAAGCAAACATCCAATCTTGGAGAGTTAATCTGTTTGAAAAATATTACCCATATTTTGCTTCTGATGATGGTGTTGTTGTTAATGGATTAAAATCTAATGATTTTGGATTGCAGTATTCTCACTTGTATGCTCCCAGAAAACTTAGAGAAATTGTCTATGCATCAGATCAATCGGGCAATGTTTTATATGGAGAAAAGGATTTAAGAAGAGTCAATGGAATTGAAGAATCTTCAAGAAAGCATTCTCCAATTTTAGGATTTGCTTATGATGGACATCCAATCTATGGTCCATATGGATTTAGAAATAAGGATGGTGGAGTAATTTCACAAATGAAATCTGGTTATTCTTTAGATATTAAAGAAAATAGACCACCAACATCAATTTTCCCAGAAGGATTTTTTATTGAAGATTACACTCACAGAAAAGTTTCTGATGATACAGTGCTTGATGAGAACAATGGTAGATTCTGTATAACACCAGAGTTTCCAAATGGTACATATGCATATTTTACAACCATCAATGATAAGTTTTCGGAAACGTCTGGAGTTTTTGAAAAATATCGTAAACCAGTATTCCCATATGTTGTTGGACAAAATTATAAGGGAGTTCCAGATCAGTTTAACTTTACTCCAGACTCCAATTTAGAGTCATTTGATATTAGTAGTGGTTGGCGTAGAAATACACAACCTCATAATCTTATAGAGGGTGATTCTCAATATGAATATCTTTATATCCCAAATGAGTTAAAGCAAACCGCAACAATAACTGCAGTTTCTCCAGGAACGATTGAAAGTATTGGTATTGTTACTGGTGGTAGTGGATATAGAGTTGGAGAAACTCTGGTATTCGACAATGAAGGAACTAAAGGTGATAGTGTATATGCAAAGGTTGGTAGACTGAAAGGAAGATCTGTAAGTAGCATTAGTGTTGCTTCCAGCACTATTAACAATGTTGAATTCTATCCAGGAGAATCTGCAGGAGAATATTTACTATTTGCAGATAATCCCCACAACTTTATCAATCTGGATACAATATCAATTTCTGGACTATCGACAACTTCATCTAACATTGAGGGATTTTATTCTGCAGGAATCCAAACTAATAGATTGACAATAGCTGGGGTTGGAACAACAGGAGTTGCTATTGGAGATACAGCAACAACTGGAATAGTAACTTATTTTAGAGTTACTGGAGACTTGTCTTATCCAAATATTAGAGAAAATGATATTCTCCAAGTTGGAACTGAAAGGATCAAGGTCCTAAATGTAGATCCATTGTCATCAAGAATCAGAGTCCTTAGAGAGGTAGATGGATCAACAGGATCTTCTCATACAATAGGAAAATTTGTGTATGAAGATTCGAGAAAAATAAAAATAAATGCCGGATTTAAGACAGATTATTCTTACAGATTAAACAAACAAATCTACTTTGATCCTTCAGAGTCTGTTGGTCTTGGAACAACTTCTGGTGTGGGTATTGGTACAACTATTACTTTCTCAAATCCAGGTGCTGGATTGACTCAAAAGTTTATTCCAACAAAAACTATTTTTATTAGAAATCACAACCTGAGAACTGGAGATCAACTCACATATTCTTCAGGAACTGGTGGGAGTGGAATAATAGTACAAGACGAAACAAACGTAGGTGTCGGCACTACACTCTCTGATGGGCAAACTTTATTTGTTGCCAAAATTGATGAAGATTTGATCGGTATTGCTACTGTCAGAGTTGGTTTGGGTACAACAGGAACTTTTGTTGGTATTGCAAGTACTCATAGATCTTCAACGACTTTAGCATTTAGAACTGTTGGATCGGGGGATACGCATAGTTTTACAACAAACTATGATGTTATTACTGGCACAGTAAAGAGAAACTTAGTTACTGTATCAACCGCAGAAACTCATGGACTTAGCCCACTTCATAATGTTTTTGTAAATGTTAATCCGCAAAATGCAAAAACATTAACATTAAAATATAACGATTTTAATAGAAGGTTAGTTGTCAATCCAGTTGGATTTGTTACTGCAGGGGTTAATACAACTACAAATGAAATAACAATTGCATCTCACGGATTTAAGACTGGAGATAAGATTATACACACATCTGATTTATCTTCAGTTGGACTCTCCAGTGATAGTATGTACTATATTGTTAGGGTTGATGACAATACTATCAAACTATCGAACACCTATTACGATTCTGTCAAACCTAAACCAGATGTTGTAGGAATAACAAGTGCATCGTATGGAACTATTAATCCAGTAAATCCACAGATTAAACTTTACAAGAATTCAACAGTAACGTTTGATTTATCTGATGGGTCACTTTCTTATGTAAAACAAGGAACAACGTACTCTGCTTTTGAGTTTGAATTATACACAGATGAAAAATTTACCAAAGAATGGGATAAATCAAAAGACAGTAATGTCTTCGAATTAACGAGATTTGGAAAAGTAGGAACATCTGGTGCTACCGCAACTTTGACAGTCAATGGAAATATTCCAAGATCTTTATATTACAAACTAACCCCAATTTATGAGAGTGATCTTCCAACAGTTAAATCTGAAATTTTATCAGATAATGAAGTGGTATCTGGTTCTAAACTAGAAGTATTGGAGAGTGTATACAATGGAAAACACACAATAAGTGTTGGTGCAACAAATGCATTCACCTATAGTATAAAAGATGTTCCAGAAGAATCCTCATATGGTAGCACTTCTATCATATCTTATGAAACAGATTGTACTCACACTTATGGTCCAATAGCAAGTGTTAATATTACCAATCCAGGTAAAAACTATTATTCACTTCCAGGAATAACAACAGTAACTACTTCCTCTGGATCTGGTGCTATTTTAGAATCTAAGAGTTCCAGTGTTGGATCTCTCAAAAAAATGAGATTGAAAGATATTGGATATACTTTCCCCTCCGATCCAACTTTAGATCCAACAATTCTTTTACCACAAGTAATAAAGATTGATTCTCTCGCATCTTTTGAAAGTGTTGGAATCACCTCTTTTGGTAGAGGATTTTCTGTTCCACCAACATTAGTTGTTCTTGATGGAAAAACCGGAGAAGTAGTTTCTGACGTTGCACTGAAAGTAACTCTTGGAAGCAACAATGTTGAAATATTAGAGAATACTAAGGGGATGAGTAATGTTTCTCCAGTAATCATTCCTACAAGAAGTGGTGCTGGAGTTGGAATTAATACAATTACATTTGATTCTTTAACTGAAGTTGCAACAGCAACCTTATCCGTTGGATTCAGCACTCAAAACTCCTTCCCATTTGCAGTTGGGGATAAAGTCCTGGTTGAAAATGTCAGTGTTGGTGTTGGGTCTACTGGAAAGGGGTATAATTCAGCAGATTATGGTTATAATAGATTTACTGTAACGGCAGTCACTGAAAATCTTGGTGGTATTGGAAGTGTTTCATATAGCATGTCTGGATTGTTTGAAAATGGAGAGTTTCCAGGTCAGTTTGATGCGATAAACTCATCGGGTAAAATACTTGCGGAAAAACACTTCCCAATTTTTGAATCTACTTTAAGTGTAAGAAATTATGTAAAGGGAGAAATTGTAGTTTCTGATAATGCAACTGGAATTGTTGATGATTGGGATGCAAAGATTACCACCCTAACTGTCTCATCCGATGACTCTTTTGTTGTTGGAGATATCATAGAAGGATCAACCTCTAAGTTGCAGGGAATTGCATCATCCATTAAATCTTTTGAATCTTATGTAAGTCTCAATCCAATATCAAAAGTAATAACAGGATGGCAAGAGGATTCTGGTCGTCTTAACTTTGAACTTCAAAAGATTCAAGATAGTTTCTACTATCAAAACTTCTCATATTCTCTTAAATCAGAAATTCCTTACGATACTTGGAATGAAACTGTTGCGAGTTTGAACCACACCTTAGGATTTAAAAAGTTTTCAGATTATCAATTAGAAACTCAAAATAGCAATAGTATGATTGTAGGTCTTACTACAAATACTACCAATCTGGATTCTGTTTATAATCTTGATGGATTTGCAAGTTTGCATTGTGTATATGACTTTGATCTGGTTACGGAAAATAATCTGAATCAAAACTCAAAAGTCGTTTCTAACGAAATTATTTTTTCAAATAGAGTTTTAACTGATTATTTTGAGTCTGTAGGAAATAGAGTTCTTTCCATTGATGATCTTGGAGGTCAGTTTAATAGTAACCCAAGATCTACTCCATTTAGTATTGTCAATACTTTTAGTTTGTCTGATATTACTTTCCAAAAGTATATTACGTATGTAAGAGACAAGAGATACACTGCACAAAGACAGTTACTCCTTGTTGACTTGCTGCATGATGGATCTTTCGGATATTTAAATCAATATGGAAGAATTGAAACTGCCTATGATCAGGGATCTTTTGATTTTGCTATTTCAGGCACTAATGGGCAACTTCAGTTTTATCCATCAAGATACACTGTAAATGATTATGATGTAAGTTTATTATCATACAATCTAAATGATGTTTTCTTAGGCATTGGAACAACATCTCTGGGTGGAATTGCACTTATTGACTCAGCAAGTTCTCCAGTAACTTCTGGCGTTACCACTACGATTGTTTCTATCGCAAATACATTTACTACTGCTAAAATTTTAGTTGCTATTAATCCAGACACCACTAGAAATGAAGAATATGAGGCAATAGAACTCAATATTGTTCATGATGGTGCAAATATTGAACTTCTGGAATATGGAAGACTGACAACAAATCTTGGTGAATACTCTGCAACTGGTCTTGGAACATATCATGCATATTTTAGTGGAGATTCTCTCAATGTTGATTTTATTCCAACAGCAGTTGGTATCGCAACAACTGGAGTTATTAATACAATTCAAGTTGGACTTGCAAGTGATACCTTCACTGGTATTGGAACTGTTGATCTCACCAGATCAAGAATTGAAGCAAAAACTACAAGTATAACTTCTTCTGGATCTCCTGGAATCAACACTATTGCAGAATATCCAAACAATTATGATGCGGCATACTTTATAGTACAAGTTGCAGATACAACAAACACCAGATTCCAAATGTCTGAGATTGTTGTTGTCGATGATTATGTTGATGCATTAAGTAGTTATGAAACATACCAAACCGAATTTGGTATTGTAGAAACTGTTTCTGGATTAGGAACTTTTGGTTCAAGAGTATCTGCTGCTGGAACAGTCTCTCTCGTATTTACTCCTAATGCAAGTATTGATACCGTAGTAAATGTATACATGAATGCACTGTCTATCAATGAAGATGTTACTTTATCAAATGAAATAGATTTTACAAATGGATCTATTAACAGTGGGTTTGGAGATTATACCGGAACAGAATCTGACGCTAAGAGAGAATTTGAACTTAAGCACGAAAATCTGCAAATCTTTGAAAGATATTTTGAAGCAAATGATAATTCTATTGTTGATGTTACGACTAACACGATTAAGATACCAAACCACTTCTTTGTAAGTGGAGAGAAGATCAGATACAACCATGTTGGTAACACAGATTCTGCCATTGGAATTGCAACAACCAGTTTTGTCGGTGCATCTAATACAACATTCTTACCTGGTGAAAATCTTTATGCAGTAAAGGTTGATGATAACAATATCAAGATTGCAACCAGTGCTGAAAATGCACTCAAATCTATTCCAGAAGTTGTTGACCTTGAAAGTGTTGGTATTGGAACTTCTCATAGATTTATTGCAACAAATCAAAATGCAAAAGTTATTGTTGCTTTAGACAACATTATTCAATCACCAATTGTTTCTACTGCAGTCACAACATCTCTGTCAGATCAATTAACTACTCTGGACAATATTGTATACTTTAGTGGTATTACATCATTCTTTGGATCTGACTTGATTAAGATTGGTGACGAGATTATGAAAATTGAAGGTATTGGTATTGGCAGCACAAATGCGATAAGAGTTCGTAGACCTTGGTTGGGAACAAAGATTGGAACAGCTTCTACTGGAGATCTGGTTACAAAAATTGTTGGTAATTACAACATTGTAGATAACCACTTAAACTTCACCGAAGCTCCATATGGAAATACTCCTATTGGAAGTACAACAAATCCACCAGACGAAAGAGATTGGACTGGAATTACTACATCATCTAGTTTCCAAGGAAGAACATTTATTAGATCTGGTATTACAAATAGTTCTAATGAGTCCTATTATAGAAATTATATCTTTGACGATATTTCTGATCAGTTTAATGCAACTAAGAGTGAGTTTACTCTGAAACAAAATTTATCTGATGTAACAGGAATTTCTACTGAAAATGCAATCATTCTGATTAATGATATTTTCCAAGCACCTGGTATTTCGGATCAATACGTTTTAAGTGAATCTTCTGGAATAACTTCAATTACCTTCCAAGGAACTAATACAACACCATTAGGTCCTGATGTTGGCATTTCCAGTTATCCTAGAGGTGGAGTTATTGTTTCCGTTGGATCTACAGAAGGATTTGGATATCAACCATTAGTTTCTGCTGGTGGAACTGCAATTATTTCTGGTCTCGGAACAATTCAATCTATCAGTATTGGTAACAGTGGATCTGGTTATCGAGTCGGTGTTCAAACTGTAGTAAATGTTGGTGTTGGAACTTCAAGTACTGGAGTTTCAAACTTAGAGTTTATTGGAACTGCTGCTATTAGTGGTGGTCACATTGTCAGTGTTGCTATTACAAATCCCGGTTCTGGATACACCTCAACAAATCAACCATATGTCTTCTTTGATGCTCCACTTAGTTATTCTGATATAGCACTGCAATATAGTTCCGACTCTGTTACTGGATTTGGAACCGAGGCAACCATAGATATAGTTGTCGGTCAAGGTTCCAGCGTCATTGGTTTTGAAATTAAAAACACTGGATATGCCTATGGAAATGGTGAAATACTTACAGTTGCTATTGGTGGAACAACTGGAATTCCAACAACATCATCTTATTCTGGAAATGAATTCCAAATAACCATCGATGAAGTATATAATGATGAATTTACGGGATGGTCTATAGGAACTTTACAGGCATTTGATAATATTGGTGAGTATATTGATGGAGAAAGAAAAGACTTCCCATTACTACAATCAGGAACTCAAGTTTCTATTGTAGCAGCAAAAGGTTCTAAGATTAATGTTCAGGATGTTTTACTTGTATTTGTTAATGATATATTGCAAGTTCCTGGAGATGGATATACATTTAATGGTGGAAGTATTATTACTTTCACCGAAGCTTTGAGGGTTGGTGATTCTGTAAACATTCTCTTCTACAAAGGAAGTGGTGATGCTGATGTCGTCTTTAGAAATGTAATTGAAACTGTCAAAGTTGGTGACACCTTGCAGATTGTAAATGATCCATCTATTGGACAAGCATCATCTCTCACTGAAGATGAAAGGGTTGTAGATCAGGTCAAATCTACCAACATTGTTGGAACAAATCCATATGAAGGTCCAGGTAATGTTACAGATGTGACATTAGAAAGACCAGTCATTTGGTGCCGACAAACCGAAGATAAGTTCATCGACCAGATTGCTGTTGGAAAAGACAGAGAACTTTATGAACCAGTTATTAACCCATCTGCATACATTATCAAGTCTGTCGGAATAGGATCAACAACAATATATGTTGATACTTTGAGACCAATATTTAATTCACAGAATGAAAATGATACAGATTTAACTTTCCAGAAGAAAGTTAAGTTTATAACCCAAGAATCTAAGACATCCGCAGCTGCAACTGCAATTGTTTCTGGATTTGGAACTATTTCATCTATTTCTATATCCGATGGTGGTTCTGGATACATTACAGCACCAACCGTTACGATTGGTAGTACTTTGCAGGCAGTTGGATTGGGAACAACAGCAGTTGGAGTTTCTTCCATTACTGCTGGCATAGTTACAACAATCACTCTATCAAATGCTGGTACTGGATATACAAATACAAATCCACCACCAGTTCTGATTGCACCTCCTACTCATGTAGAGGAAGAAGTGAGTGTGAACACTTATGCTGGTGAAAATGGAGTTGTTGTTGGATTTGGCACTACAACGGTCGGTATCGGAACTCAATTGATATTTGATGTACATATTCCATATGATTCATTCTTAAGAAATTCAACTGTTGCAGGAACTGCTTTGACGATTAGTTCTATTAGTGCAAATGATTATTTCATCATTAAAAATTCTAACGTTGGTCTCGGTTCCACTTCAGTAACTTCACTTGATTCCTCTGACAATACAGTTGGTGTTGGAACTTCTTTTGCCGACAATGTTTATGAAGTTGCAAGTGCAGAGTCTATATCTACCAGTGTATCTGGAATAACGACTTATGTAAGAAGATTGTTTGTTAAAGTTGATAACTTTACATACGGATTCTCTGGAATAACAACGTCAGATTATTTTGGAACATTTAGTTGGGGAAGAATTGATTTAACATCAAGATCTGGATTGAATTCTTATACAGCATATACTCAATCTGGAATTGGTATTTCTGAAGGAACTGGTATTTCTACATCAACAATGATAACTAGATCTAATTTCTT